GCAAGGCACGGACGGCAAGAAAGATATTTGCCATAAAGGGAAAGGACGGCACAGACCGCCCATATATCCCGAAGCCGTCAAAGAATAACCGAGAGCAGGCGTATTTGTTCACGTTGGGGGTAGATACCGGGAAATCCCTGCTATTGCAGAGGTTACAGATTGAGGAAGAGGGACCGGGATACTGCCACTTCCCGAAAGATGAAAACGGATATATCCGGGGGTATGACGAGGATTATTTTAAGGGGTTGACGGCGGAGAAACAGGTATTACGGTATAAGAAAGGCAGACCGTACTTTGTTTGGGAACTGACAGGGGAAACGAAACGTAATGAGCCTTTGGATTGCCGTAATTATGCACAGGCAGCAATAGAAATAACAGGCTTGACCCTCAAAGAGCCGTCAAAAAAGGCAGCAGGAAACAGCACACAGACACCGCCGAAGAGGGGCAGACGGCGGGGGAATAGAAGCGGAGGTATCACATAATGGCAGCAATCACATTAGAAGTAGCAAAGAAGCACTTGGAAACGTGGCTAGAAGCCGAAACAGAGGTTGCAATCAACCAAGCCTATACAATAGGGGGTAAATCCTTTACAAGGGCGGATTTGGGCGAAATACGCAGGCAGATAGAGTATTGGAGTAATAAGGTATCTGCATTGGAGAACGTAGCCAAGAATAAGGGGAGGAACAGGGTATATAGGATTGTGCCGAGGGATTTATAATTATGGGTAGAAAAATAAATGATATGACGGGATACACAAGAGGAAGAATAAAGGTAATAGAGCGTGTAGGAAAAAATAAAAGCGGTAATATTCTTTGGAGGTATGAGTGCAGTTGTGGAGGTGGCGGTATTACTACGACAGACGCAATAAGGCGTATATCTTCTTGTGGGTGCATTAAAGCGGAGAATGGAAAAGAATTTTTCAGAAAAAGAAACACTATCCACGGAGAGAGCAACACAAGGCTTTACACTATTTGGGAAAATATGATAAATAGGACAACCAATAGTGAAAGCAAGGATTATAAAAATTATGGGGGTCGTGGGATTACCGTCTGCCAAGAGTGGAAAAATTTCTTGAATTTTAAGGAATGGGCATTAAATAACGGATATTCGGAAGAATTAACGATTGATAGAATGGAGAATGATAAAGGATATTCCCCCGATAATTGCAGATGGGCGGACAGGGAAACACAAGACAATAATAAAAGGCAGACAATAAGGCTTTTATACAAAGGTAAAATGCAGAGTGCGGAACAATGGGCGAAAGAATATAATATAAACCGCAGCACTTTGATACACAGATTAAACCGTGGAATGAGTATAAAAGAAGCGTTGGAAACGCCCATAAAAGGCGGAAAGGGAATAGGGTATAAGCCGAAAAAGAAAGAAAAATAAACTTTGCCCGCCATTGCCCGATTTTTTATGATATTATATAAAATAGCAAAAGCACCAAAGGAAACGCACAGACGTTTCTAAGGTGCTTTTTTCATGCGAAAGATTGTAGCACGGAATCAGGATTTTGTAGCACGGAAAGGAGGTAAGGGCGTTGTGAATTGGTTAGACAGGGCGGTAAATGCAATTTCCCCCGAAAGGGCATTGAAAAGAGAGGTTGCAAGGCAGAGGTTAAGCCTAATCAATAGCGGATATGGGAACTATGGGGCAAATTCCACCAAGAAAGCCGTTATAGGGTGGACGCACGGCGGAGGAAGCCACAGAGAGGACATAGAAGAGCATGTAGACACGTTACGGCAGAGAAGCAGGGATTTATATTGCGGAGGGTCAAACATTGCCACAGGGGCGGTAAAACGGCTTAGGACAAATGCCGTAGGTACGGGGTTGCACCTTAAAAGCACAATCAACGAGGAATTTTTAGGGATAACGCAGGAGGAAGCAAGGGAATTAGAGGAAACGATAGAAAGGGAGTTTGCACATTGGGCGGAATCTGAAAATTGCGATATTGAGCGGATAGATAATTTTTATCAGTTGCAACAGTTGGCGTTACTTAATGCCCTGCTTAGTGGGGATTCCTTTGCACTTATGACAACCACAAAGAGAATCGGGAGTATTTACGATTTAAGGATTGAACTTGTGGAAGCTGACAGGGTAAGCACCCCGGACGCAGAGAGGGTAAACCCTCTATTTTGCGAGGGTGTGGAAAAAAACAGTGCCGGGGAAGTGGTAGCCTATCATATCTCAAAATTCCACCCCCTTTCATTCCAAGACAGGCAGCCGAGGGAGTGGGTAAGGGTAAAGGCGTTTGGAGAGAAAACAGGCAGGAGGAACGCAATACACGTTATGAATCGGGAGCGTATCGGGCAAGTCCGGGGCGTTCCTTTTTTATCCCCTGTTATTGAAACCATAAAGCAGCTTGGACGGTATACGGACGCAGAGGTATTAGCAGCCGTTATCAATGGATTGTTCACGGTATTCATTGAAAAGGAGGGGGCGAGTGATGATATACCGCTTGGGGAATCCGTGCCGGACGAAATGCAAGTGGACGCAGAGGACGAAAACAGTATAGAACTTGCACCCGGAGCGGTAATTGACCTTGGGGAGGGCGAAAAGGCAAACATGGTAAATCCGGGCAGACCCAACCCGAACTTTGACCCCTTTGTAATGGCGGTAATTAAGCAGATTGGGGCAGCCTTGGAGATACCCTACGAAATCCTCATTATGGCGTTTAGCAACAATTATTCAGCGTCAAGGGCCGCTATATTGGAGTTTTTCGAGGTTATCAAGATGTACCGGGCGTGGTTCGTGGCGGACTTCTGCCAACCAATCTATGAGGAATGGTTGAGCGAAGCCGTGGCGAAAGGCAGGGTAAACGCCCCCGGCTTTTTCAATGACCCGATTATTAAACACGCATACTGTACCGCAGAGTGGAACGGTCCGGGCATGAGGCAGTTAGACCCGAAAAAAGAGGTTGAAGCAGCAGAACTAAGGGTAGAGGGCGGTTTTTCTACACGGCAGAGGGAAACGGCAGAACTTACAGGCACGGACTTTTACAGGAATATAAAGCAGCGTAAGCGTGAGGAAGAATTGTTAAAGGAGGTTAGAGGAAATGCAGGGCAGAAAAGGCAGGAAGCCAATGCGGATAACGGGGATATGGAATCAGACCCCGACAAAGACGCAGACAGACAGGACGCAGCAGAGGAAGAAACCGAGGAATAAAAGCGAGATACACAGGTTTTGGGATTTTGTGGCAAGCCAAGAGGGGAACACCGCCGAACTTCTCTTATACGGCGAAATATCGGATTATTCTTGGTACGGGGACGAGATAACCCCGGCGGAGTTTAACAACGACCTTAAAACCTTGGGGGCGGTTGAAGAAATTACCGTGCGTATCAATTCGGGCGGTGGCGACGTTTTCGCAGCGGTAGCCATTTACACCCGGTTAAAAGAGCATAAGGCGAAAATAACGGTCAAGATTGACGGTTGGTGTGCGTCCGCAGCCACGATTATAGCTATGGCAGGCGATACAATCGAAATATCGGTAGGCGGTATCTTTATGATACACGACCCGGCAGCAGGCGTATTAGGGTATTACAAGGCGGACGAACTGAAAAAGATAGCGGACGAACTGGAAACCATAAAACAATCAATCGTTAATTGCTATATGACGGTATCGGATAAGTCCGAGGACGAAATAAAAAGCCTTATGACAGATGAAACATGGTACACGGGGCAGGAAGCGGTAGAAGCCGGATTCTGTACCGCAGTCATGTTTACGGAGGTACAGACGGAGGTAGAGGACGCAGAAAAGGTAATTGTTAATTCAATCCCTATCAGTATCAGCGGATTCCATACCGTGCCAAAAGGATTATTAGGCTATGCCAATAGCCATAATAATAAACCCAATGCAGAAAACAGCAAGGAGGATAAAAAAATGACATTGGAAGAGTTGAAAAAAGACCACCCGGAGGTAGCCAATGCCTATAAAAATGAGATTATGGCAGGCATGGGCGGAACGGACCAGACCGCAGCCGTGGACGCAGAGAGGGCAAGGATAAAGGCGATTGATGAAATTACCCTGCCCGGATTCGAGGATATGGCAAACAAGGCGAAATATGAAGAGCCTGTAAGTGCCGAAGCGTTCGCTATGCAGATTGTGGCAGCACAGAAAAAGGCGGGCAAGTCGTTTCTGAATGACCGTGAGGACGATATAAACGATTCCGGCGTAAAGGACGTTACACCCGCACCGAACAAAGGGCATAACGGAGAGGAAGAGGACCCTTACGGCGACCTTATCGACAAGTTATACCCGGAAACAAAATAACAGCAGGAGGTAAAGAGAAATGGCAGCAGGAAAAGAGTTGTTGGGAAGTTACAACCCCAAAATGGTACACGCAGGGGATTACCCCGTTGTGACCGATTCGGGCACAGTGGCAGAGGGCGAAACAATCTTAGAACTTATGCCCGTTGTGCTTGGCACGGACGGCAAATTAAAAGCCGTCACGTCTGATACGGTGGCAAATGTCTACGGATTGGCAGCGGAGAACGCAGACGCAGGGCAGGAGGTAGTAATCTACCTTACGGGGGAATTTTTCGGGGATTCAATCGAAGTACCCGCAGGAACTACGGCAGCGGATTTTAAAGCACCGTTTAGAAAGTTGTGTATCTTCTTAGTGGATACGGAAAACGCAGCAGTCACAAGCGGAGGTGCAGGGGAGAACCCGACAGAATAAGAGTAGAAAGTACAGTGGAGAACCCGACAGAATAAGAGCAGAAAAGGAGATAAAAAATTATGGCAATCAGCATTTACGACCCCCGGACAATGGGGAAATTAGTGGAGCGTATGCCGAAAGTGCATACTTTCATCAAGTCAACCTTTTTCCGCAATACCGAAACATTCGATACGCAGAAAGTAGACGTTGACTTTGTAAAGGGGAATCGGCAGTTAGCACCTTTCGTACATAGAAAAATCGGAGGGGCAACAATCGACAATGAGGGTTATCAGACCAACACATACGAACCGCCCCTTGTAGCACCGAACACAGTTACGACCGTGGATGATATTTTGAAGCGGACACCCGGCGAGAGCCTTTACAACGGTAAATCTCCTAATCAGAGGGCTGTTGAGAAAATGCAGCGTGATTTTGCAAAATTGGACGAAACGATTACACGCAGGGAAGAATGGATGTGCTGCCAGTCCTTATTTACGGGGAAAATTCCGATTCTTGATAAAAACGGAAAGGCGATACAGGAGGAAATTGATTTTCAGTTTACTAATAAAGTAACACTGAAATCTACCGAGAATTGGAAAACCAAAAAAGGCGGTAAGATTGCACAGTTAAAGGCATGGCGTAAGCAGGTGCAGAAAACAGGCTTTGTAAACTGCAATATGTGTATTATGGGAGATGAAGCCTTGGAAGCGTTCATCATGGACGAGGAAGTACAGAAACTGCTTGACGTTGAACGCTACGACCTTGCGGTTATTAAGCCGAGGGAACTGCCAAACGGCGTTACCTATATAGGGACCATACAGGGAGAGGGGTTAGATATTTATTCCTACAATGAATGGTTCTTAGATGATTGGACGAATAAGGAAAAGCCGGAAAATAAGCCGTTAGTTCCTACTAACATGGTTGCCCTGTTATCCACGGAAGCCAATTATTCCATGTACTATGGGGCGGTCGGTATCGTGGATGAAGCAGGAAAGACGATTGCGGTTGTCGAGGGGTCAAGAATCCCCGAACAGTGGGTAGAAAGACGCCCGGCACGGCGTTTCTTGCAGTTGTCCGCTGCCCCTCTTTGCGTACCGCATGAGGTGGATTCTTGGTTTATTGCTACCGTCTGCTAAAGGCGGTGGCAGCCCATGAAGAATTTTAAGGAAATGCTTGATAGGGATTTGGATACAACCTTTTACAATACGGAGGAATTTGCACAGGTTAAAAAGGTCAAGTATGACGGTATCGTAAAAAATATTCCTGTTATATTCGATTCGGAGGAAACAAAGGAACGAAATGCAGCAGGGGGCGACCATGCAGAGGGTATTTATGGGAGGTATACGGTTATCCGGGTCCGTTTAAGCGATATGGGGAAAGAGCCAAGGCAGGGGGCGAGGTTTTACCTTGAAAACGAACTTTTCACGGTGGCAAGCGTCCTAAACGAGTATAACGAGTTAATCATAGACTTGGAAAGGTTTGACGAGTAATGATTGAGGTATCAGAACAGACCATAAACAGGATACACGCCATACTTGCAGGGGTTGAAAATGCCGACAAAAAGGTATTAAAGCCTGCAATGGCAAGGGCATTGATGGCGGGAAAGGCAGAATCAAAACGGCAGGCGGTATCAGTGTACCATATTAAGCCGGGGGAATTTAACAAAAAATCATATATCAGCTATAAAGGGGTAAAACACCACGCAGAGGGAGAAATGATAGGAGAAATTGAATTTGCGGGTAGTCCGATACCTCTTAGCAAATATAAGATAACCCCCACAACGCCAGTAAAGGGAAAAACCGCAGCGGCAGCAGTCCTAAAAAAGAATGCACCGATACCCTTTGACCGAAAAAATGACGTGCATATCTTGCAAATGGAATCGGGCCATATAGGGATTTATAAAGGGGAAAATGGCAGACTGAAAGAACTATATGCACCGTCAACACCGAAAATGATTGAAAACGAGGAGGTAAGACTAAGAATCGAGGAAAGAGTAAACGAAGTATTAAATCAACGTATCGAGCATGAAATAGAAAGACTATTGAATAAGGGCGGAGGTTGATAATGACACCGTTGGAATTATTGGAATCCTTGAAAGCATATTGCGAGGAAATCACAAAGGATATGTTGTTGGTCGCAAGGGTCCCGGAAAATGGGACCGAAGCAGGAGAGCGACCGCCGAAAGCCTTTATAGGCAATCTGCCCGACAAGGAAGCAGAGAAAAAAGCAGCACCCTACATACTCTTAAAACTTCTCACAAAGAAAACAGATGATGAAGAAAGCGTATGCAGGGTGCGTATTATTTGCGTGACCTTTTCCGAGGATAAGCAGGAGAATTATATACAATGTCTGAATCTTCTTACGAGGATTGAAACGAAGCTATTGGAGGACGTTGTAATAGACAACCGCTATTCCTGCCAAAAGCCGATTGAATCCATTTTGTATGATGATGATTTGGAGGTATACCAGATTGGGGAAATGATGACTATTTGGGAAGTGCAGAAAGCGGAAAGGAACGTAAGGCAGTATTTGGAGTAAGGAGGTAGCCGGAATGGCAGCAGGAAAGCGTACAACAGCCGATAAGGCGGTTGAAAATGAAAAGGCGGTAAATCCTACCCCTAAAGCAGAAAAGGGGCAGGAAACGGCAAATACGGAAGCCACAGAGGGTAGATTTATCTATATCGGGCCGACCACAAGGACCGGCTTAGTGGAGAATACCATATTTTCCGGGAGCCGTGAGAGTGTCGAAGAGCATTTAAAGGACACTTTGGAAAAGATTCCACAGGTAAGGTTGCTTATCGTGGCAACGGAAAGCCTTGCAGTAAACAAGGCAAAGGTAAGAAAGGCAGGCACGTTACTTAACAAGTATTACAATGACGTTTTGAGCCTGTCAAGCAGGAATAAGGAGGGTTAAGAATGGCTTATTATCATGGAGCGAAAGCGAGTAAGCAGGCTACGACAGTTTCAACGCCTGTTACCGCAGACAGCAGTATTCATTTTATCGTAGGTGCTGCCCCCGCCCATACGGTAGGCGGTGCGGTAAATGAGCCGATTTTAGCACATTCCTACGCCGAAGCAGTACAGGCAATGGGATATAGCGAGGATTGGAAGAAATACGATATTTGCGAGGAAATCTATGCAAGTTTCCGGCTTTATCAGAATGGGCCTATTGTCATGGTCAATGTCCTGGACCCTGCAAAGCATTTGACGGGGGAAACCACGGAGGATATGACATTGGCAGCAGGCGTTACGGATTTGCCGTTTGAAGCGTTGGCGGATTCCGTGGTTGTGAGGGGGTACAACGGAGAGGAAGAGTTGACCGAGGATTACGGCAGGGGGATTGATTACGACCTTATCTATACGGACGGCGTTTTACGTTTGGAGCGTATCGAGGGCGGAAAAATCACGTCTGACACCGCAAAACTCAATATCAAGTTTAACGCCGTGGACCCGTCCAAGGTTACAAAAGCGGATGTTATCGGCGGATATGATACCGCAACGAAGAAATCAAAAGGTTTTGAGTTGGTGGATTCCGTTTTCCCGAAATACCGGGTTATCCCTACGCTTTTCCTTGCCCCCAATTTTTCCCATGACAGCGAGGTAGCTGCAATCATGGCAGCCAAGGCGGAGAATATCAACGGCTTATTCGTGGGAAAAGCGATTATTGACGTTGACACAACGGAAGCCAAGACGTACACGGAAGCGGTGGAGTGGAAGAATAAGAACAACATTACGCAGCCGTCCGAGTTGTTGGCGTGGCCCATGCTGACGCTTGGGGGAAAACTGTACCACTATTCTACACACCTTGCCGGGAGTATGTCGGCAACGGACGCTAACGAGGATTTGGGAAAGGGTACGCCGTGTGAATCGGCAAGCAATAAGACTTTGCAGATTGACGGCATGGCGTTAGCAGACGGAACGGAGGTATTGTTAGACCTTACCAAGGCGAACTACCTCAATTCACAGGGTATCATTACCGGGTTAAACCTCATGGGCGGTTATGTGTCGTGGGGGAATGAAACCGCCTGCTACCCTGCCAATACGGACGTGACGGATTATTTCTATTGCGTAAGCCGTATGTTCGGTTGGGTGGCAAATTCCGTTATCCTTTCCGTGTGGAATAAGGTTGACAGGAAATTAAACAGACGCTTGATAGAATCCGTGGTGCAGAGCCTTAACCTTTGGCTCAACGGTCTAATGGCGGAAGAGGTAATTTTAGGAGGGCGTATTGAGTTTTTGGAGGAAGAGAATACCGACACGGATTTAATGGCGGGTATCGCTCATTTCCACATTTACCTTACCCCGCATAGTCCTGCCAAGGAACTTGATTTTG